CTGTCTTAGGTTTATCAGCTTGTTTTTTCAAAGGAGTTATTTTAAAAGGGCCTTTTACTTCTACAGCTTTTCCTAAATCCTGTTGCATTTCGCGCACAATTCGTTTTCTCTTTGTCTCAGGACGTGCTTTTGGTTTTGGTTTTTTCTTCTTCTTCGCTTTCTCTGCTGCTCTTTTTGCTCTTTCTTGAATTTTCTTTAAATCTTCTGGTCTATAGGCCATAATAAATCTCCTTTAACTTTAGTATAGGCGGTTGTGTGAACAGGGATATTTAGCAGCTTTCTTTTTGTAGTCTTTACTGGTTGGACGATTTTTAGCTGCTTGGTTATAGTCATTACCAACACGCCCACCCTTTTTCATTTGAGAATATTTTCCTGTATCTGGATCAAATACTTGACTACCATACATCATATCTGATTCATCTTCTTCATCTTTAATGATAGATTTTTCTTCCTCTGTTAAAGGTTCTTTATTGCCTTTCTTTTTTTTAATACTAAACCCACTATCCTTATCTAGCTGACGCTGATAAGCCATAGCAGGACTTTCATTTGGATTAAGCGGATCAAAAATAGGACCGGGCATAATAAACTCCTTGATTAGTTTGAATTTGCGACAAGAGGATTGTCTGCTCCACCGGGACTTGCTGGTGTTTCCATATCATCCCTACGTGTGCGACGAGCTTGATTACGTTGTAGCTCAAGAAGCTGTTGATACTTAGTATCGAACAACTGAGCAGTACTGTAATCTTTTTGAAAGATCATTGCCTCTACCATTGAAGCATAGAAAAGAAGATCATAACAAAAATCAGTAAAATAATTTGTAGGTGCTGCAGATGTTAATGTAACTGGTCGTGATACGTGTACTACCTGACCATTATAAGTAGATGCTGGCGTAGGAGCTACTAGAACAGTAGAATTATTTCGTGGTGCATAATACTTAGGTTCACCAGTAGAGGAACTTACAGGCCAATAGTCATTGATATATTCGTCTGTACGCTGCAGTAAATTAATCTTGGTCGAGTTACTGACAATGTTAATGTTCTTAACTACTCTAGTTCCTGATGGAAGTGTAAGAATATTATTTCCAGAAGACACTGCAACTGACGTATAAGACACTAAACCATAATCGTCTAGGTCTTTTGTCAGGCGATCCTCTGCACGATTGACCATGTTGGGAATGTAGTTGTAAAACTCAGTCCCATCGTTTTCACATGCTTGAATAATATCGTTGACTAGGTAAGAATAATTAGCCATAGAAAACTGCTACTGTTGCTGCAGATGTTGGTGCAGAAACTTTAACTGGTCCTGCCATCTGAATACCAAGGTCATTAAAAAAGATTTCATTAGCATCAGAAGCAGTAGTATTTACAAACTTAATATTATTTCCTTTTACTGTTCCATAAGCATCGGTAGACGTACCAGTAATAAGAAATGTACCAACCCCTGTTGCAAAGACAGAACGGATACGAGTATCTGCAAGCGTGACACTTGAAACAGTATCTAACACTGCGCCACTACCCGTAACAAATCCTTGACGAATATTAGTTGCCATTTGTTAGTCCTTTATAAAGAAATTAACTAGCTATATTATATAACAATATATTTAATTACAAAAGCAAAGGGTGGAGAAAAAGATTGTAGTTCCTCTTTCTCTCCACCCTATAATTAGCTTAATTTAAATGGAACTTAGGAAGAACCTGAAGCGCCATAAAAACCACGCCAGTCGGACCAACCAAAGCTGTAACGCTCACGTGCCTTAAACCGAAGATTGCCTGTATCAAAGTCAGGTTCCATCTTGGTTTGAAGTGGCGCACGAACAAAACACTTTGTGCCGTTTGGAGCATCAGTACGAATGAACCATGCATTTGTATCAGTGAACCGACGATTTACGAAAAAACCGCCCGGAACTAGACCCTGATTACGAATGCTGTTAATGTCATTGACGTTAGTTGCACCGTTTGCTGGGGTGGTTGGGTTTACGCCAATCGTGGTTGACATTGCACTGTTAAGAATCTGATCTGCAGTGAATGCAAGATCAGGTGGTACATGTAGTGATTCAGCCTGAAGACCGATAAGAATACCACGATCATCCTTTGCCTTTGAAATGGTAATCAGAGCAGTTTCTAGAGCAGCTTCTGAAAGGTCAGTAGCACCTAGAGTGTTTGACTGAGTACCACCACCAACAACTGGATGTGAGCCACTAAATAGTGCCACACCATCACCGCCAGTATAAGCAGCGTTAAAGCCGTTGTTGAAAACATCTGCAGCTTTAACCTGTTTGGTGTTTGCCATTGAACGTGCTAGACCACGCGCACGTAGCTTGGCAAAAGTGTCATAAAGGTTATCTTCCATAGCTTCTTCAGTAACAGCAAAGGCAAGGCTGATTGTCTCGTGAGTGTAACGAGCAGTGTAACCTTCCTGTGCGTCATCATACTGAACTGCAGCACCTTCACCCTTAACAGGTGCAGTACCAAAGCCGGTGAATAGAACTTCTTCCTCAAATGCACGATCTGACTGTTCGACATCAAAGAGTGGAGCATGTTCGTTGTCCACGTCATTGTATTCAATGCCAAATACTGCATTTAGACCGGGGAGTAGTTCCTTCGCAATACTAGAGCGATTAATAGCCATATCTAATTACTCCCTTCCTTAGTTGGCAGATGCGTCAGCAGAAATGTACGCATCGACATGACGAACAATACGAACTTCAACCTTGGGGAAGGCACGTTCTGTATCAACGTCAATATCATTGCCCGGTTCGTCTAGGACAGCGATTGGACGAAGCATACCGCCAGTACCAGTGGTACGTGAGCCAGCTTCAATACCAAAGCCTGAACGCCCGGTATAAGTAGAACCAGCGCCTAAAGTACAGCTAAAGTTCTGTGAGTTAATATCACCAACGGATAGAGAAGCATCAGCCTGAACAATAAATGTAGCCTGTGGATCATCCACAACGTAAGCTACAATATCTGTGGCTGAAGTATTGGCGGGCCAATAGTTAGAAAACTTCTGTTCGCCATTAGCAACGTATTGACAACCAGTGAAAACACCAATCGCTTTTTGCGTTGAAACGCTTAGACCGACAACATACCCATCTGCATTACAAACGATATCGCCGCTAAAAAGGTTTGTTCCAAAACCACTTTCAATGCGATATGAATTAGCACCAGTGCTGTTAGCACCACTACCACGTTTGCGAGAAGGAGTAAGGCCGTTTAGTGCTTTTGTAGTAGACATAACACTATTCCTTTCCTTGTTTTAAAATTACTATGACAAACAGGAAAGCTATTCTTGAAAAGAAGCTTGCCTTCCTGTAGTTATTCGCGAGCGGCTAGAGTTTGAAATTGGCATACGTGAATCTGAACTACGCATTAACTGAGCGTTTACAGCGTCTACCGCATCTCTACTCTTTTGCTCATAAAATTCCTGACGAGATTCAGCTAGGTCGTAAGGCATTTTTGCCAAGGCCAAGTCTCCACGACAGACTGCTCCTGAATAACGTCCTTCCTCTCTCACGACAGAGGAGTGCAACATCTCTGGAACTTCTTCAGATTGTACAAACTCCCAACCTTCTGCTAGACGCTTGCCGATATTTTGAATATCGTCATTGCCTTTGAGTGTCATGCGTATCCATCGTAAGGCCAAGCCTTCATTCTGAAAACGCTTAGTAACAGTTTCTGGAATTTGTAACCAATTAGGTTCTTCAAACGTCCGGCGTGTTTGAGTTTCCCTAGTAGTTGCAGTACGTGAGTTAGTTTCTCGTGTCATTGTAAATTTTCCTTCCACGCTTAATTAAAAATGCTAGTATATTCGCCGTCAGCCTTTTCGACTTTCAACTTTTCAGCAGCATACTTTTCAAGTGATATACCCCACTTTTGAGCTAAACGAACATCTTCTTGTGTTAGTTTAATTTTATTACCCTTAGAGGTTTTTGGTGTGCGTGACGCACCAGCAACAACTTGAGCAGAATTTGACGATGTATCCTGCAAACGAGGTGTTTCAGGTTCTTGGGTATTTTCGCCCTGAAACTTTTGAGGATAACGACTATGTAAACGCTTGTCGATTTCCTCGTAAAAGTCATCATCAGAAGGATCGTATCCTTCTTCTTTTAATTCTTGGTCAACAGCTAAAGCGGCGGTTGTCATAATTTGGTCTTTACCAAACCAGTCATTACGTGTTGCCCACTCAACAGCTTTAGGATCATACTTAGGAGTTTTGTTTGTCTGCTCCTGTTGTACAGGCTGTTGCTGTTCTAACTGTGTATTATAATTTTCCCATGCCTCACGTTGACTATTAATTTGATTTAGTTCGGCATGAGCTTTACTTATAGTTTCTTGTGCTGCAATTTGAGCATCAATATCGCCATTCTCCACAGCCTGACGATACATAGTTTTAGCAGACTCAAGATTTAAGTTTAGTTGATTTTCACTGCTATCAATAGAACTTTTAAGTGAATTAGAAAGTTGTTCTTCTTTTTGATTTAGTTCACTTTGAAGACTACTAAGACGCTCTTCCATCTGTTGTAGTTTTTCATCACGTTCTTTACGCTGACGAATTAACTGACGAATACGCTTTTCTGCGCCTTTTGTTTCAATACCTTCTAATTCTTTTGCTTCTGGCTGTGTATTTTCATTAGTAGCTTCTACTTGCTCTGGTTTTGCTTGAACCTCTTCTTTTTCTTCTTCTTGAACAACTTCTAAAGGTTCTTGCTCTTCCTCATCTTCTACTTCAAATTCAACAGCTTCTTTTTCTTCTTGGTCTTTTATTTCAATGGTTGACCATTCCTCGTTATCAATACTCATTTATTTTCCTTTACATACCCGCTAGTGGCGAACCTAACGAATTGAGGTTTATCCTTCGCCTATATATATTTTATTATAAATAATAAAAATATACAAATTTAGTTTGAAAGATTAAAAGTCGGGTCTAATACTTCTGGACTTTGTACTTTCATAATAATCTGGTCATCAAATAAAAGAAGCAGCTTTACTCCTTTGTAAACCATCTTTTGACCATTAAACTTTCCGTAGGAAACATAGTCACCTTCTGAACACCACTTTCCTAATGGGAATTTTTCTTTGTCTTGATAAGCCAGATCACCTAGCTTTAAGACCTTACCAACTGTAGTAAGATAAGAAATATCTTCCTGTGTCTTTTCAGGAATAATAATTCCACCCTTTGTTTTTTCTTTTACATGCACCGGCTGTACTAAAACGTGATAACCGGGAAGTTCAGGCAAATCATTTACATCAATTAACTGTGTGTCTTCATTTGCCCAGTCTGAATTATTAATAGACTTTTCCATAGGTACTGCTTGCATTTAATCCTCTTCTTCATAGATACGATGTTTTACTATATGTTTCAGTAAGTCCTTTGCCCATTCAATTCCTTCAATAAGACCTACTGCTTGACGATATTCATCGTAACTAGAAGCATTGCCATACGCAAGAGATTTTTTTGTTTCTTCTAATTTTTCATCATACTTTAAATTTAATTCGTCCCAAAATTCCATTGTTATCCTTTATTACGTTCAGAAACAAACTTACTCAACATGTCTGCAGCTTTAAGAGTTTTGTCTCGATCAATGTTTGCTTCAGTGTCTGCCAACTCAAGCAGTGCCTCCATAGCCGCAATAGCCTTCTTAGATTCTCTATCACGTTCTGAATCTTCTGCTTTAGCAGTAATGTTAGCACCTTCTTTGAACATATCCAACTGAATTTGTAACTCTTTAAGGTCAAGTTCACGCTCTTTATTAACAGCATTAACTGCTTCTTTAGCGGCTTGTGCCTGAATCTTCTGTTGCTCAATGCCAAGTTTCTGTCCTTCAATCTGAACAAGCTGCGCTTCAGGAGACATAGCCTGTTGCTGCATAGCTGCAATTTGATTTGCTTGCATAACTTGCTGTGCGGCTGTAGCCATAACCGCTTCAATAATTTGAGGATCGTTGGGATTAATGCCCTGCTGTTCTGCTTGATCGCCATATGCAGTAACAATGTTTTCTGTAATACCAGTAATTTGTTCCTGATATTTCAGCATTAAATGCTCCTGCATGTTTGCTTCTAAAATTGGAGCAATACGTTTCATTAACGGATTAGCACCATTAGCAGGGTCTTGTAGGTACATGGTCTTAACCTGAATGTGAGCATCATGGTTTTGACCGGGAAATGCTTTAATTGGCATACCCTTAACTGAAGCAGCAATATCACTGACAGGATCAAGCGGAACAGGTTTTGGCTTGCTTGGCATAATCTTATCAAGATTAGGAATATTTGCTGCATTAAGGATTGTTTTATTTAATTCTTCAATATCAAACATTCCCGGTGGTGAAGACTGAGCAAGCTGTAGTGCAAGCTGTGCCATCATCATGCGGTGAGCAGATGAAGGAATGTTTGGATCAGAAACAGGAATAATATCAATCCTGCCATCAAAGTCACTACGATAAATCTTTAGTGTTCCATTTGGAATGTCACACATTGATTCATCAGGAAGATACTCGTAGTTAATTCGTCCTAAAAGTTTAAACTCATCTTTCTGAGACTTGTGCAGACGTTTGTGAATTGCACTAAAGAATTTGCTGCTTGCTTCTAACAGCGCCATTGTTGTTCCGACAGGCCCATAGTTTACACCTTCAGCCACAACCTGCTCTGTTGTATCGGCAAACTTCTGTGCTGTGCCAGTAATAAACGTAAGCATCTGTAGAAGTGTTTGTGATGGTTCTTTATAGGGTAGATTGATAATCATCTTTGAAAGATCATTACCAGTTGCCTCTACTTCCTTAAACTCACCCGGAGCAATAGGATCATTATCTCCTACAATACGCATACCCTTTGCTTTAAATCCACCCGGTAGATTAGCAAACTGACCAGCATCTACAAGACTACGCATAGCTGCAGTTGCAGTCATGGTAAGATTACCAAGGAAGTGAATTAAACCTAGACCATAAAAACCAAAGCCCGGTACAAAACGATAGTGAGTAAAGAATACTTTCTTTTCTCTGCGCCTGTCTTCCTTATCGTAGTTTCTACGAATAGACAAAATCTGACGACTCTTTTCTTCGATAGTTACGATGTAGGGCAGAGCCAATCCATCATCATCCTCATAACCTTCTAGGTCCAAGTAACAGTGCTGTTCAAGAAGAACATACTGTGGATCATTATCACTGGAAGGAGATAGACCCATAATAGTATCCATCTTTTGTGACATTGGTGTTGATTCAGGAACAGATGCTTTAGGAAGTTCTACATCTGCATACATTCCTGCTGCAATGTCTCGACGCATTTCAACTGGTGAACGATAAATAACATGAGTGTATCGGTCTGCCCTACGTAGGTCAGTAGCATAGTAAGACACATAAAACTGGTCAATAGGAACAAACTCTGAAACAGGACGATTTAGTCCTGAGTCAAAGTAAATCTTTTTAAAGGCTGAACCAATGAGAGGAAGATGAAACAGCATACGTTCAAACTCATCGAAGTATTCTGTCATCTGATCAGTTACTTGGTAGTTCATAAACTGTTGAACACGCTGTGCCTGTTTTTCTTTTTCTTCTGACACATCACCAATAATCTGAGACTTGACTGGTCCGCTGGCAGGGAATAATTCCTGAGTTGCTTTGGATTGAAACTTAACTGCAGACTCAATTAAAATAGGATGTACCGCCGTGCAAGCACCTTCAAATGGCTCTGATGCTTCTTCCAGCTTTAGACCTAAAAGATCAAAGCCACGCTCAAACATACTTTCCCATTCAGCGCGACTATCTTTGTCTGCTACAAAGTTATCATATACATCTTGTGCAATGTCTTCCAGTACATCATCATCAATGTCGTCAGCGAGGTTACGATAAAACTCTTCGTCTGTTTCTTCTATTTGTTCTTCAGACAGAAATTCTTCAGGAGAATTTTTAAACTCTACTACTACACCACCGTCTGACTCATCGTATTCAATAGTAGCTTCTTGATCCGTATCTTCCTGCTCTGTTTCTATTTCAATCTTTGTAACATGCATTTCTGGAATAGGATCAAATGGATTGCGTTCAGTTGCCATGTTTTATATTGCCCTTACTGTATGTGTCCTTGTACTTCAAGATAAGATAACTATTTAAATTTTTAAAATAATTATCCCATGAATCAAAATCTTTTCTTAGCGGTTTTACCAACGAGTAGTCTATTCCTTTTTTAAAACTAAATTCTGCCATAAGTGCTATTTACTTTACCGAGCATTCTTAACAATAGAAGCGCCAAAGTACAAACCTACAATAGCAGATACTAAATGCGTATCAAGAGGAGTAATAACCAAACCTTTAAGTTGTTTCCATTCGACCACTTCCTTTCCTTCTAGGAAAAGAAAGCCGGGATTAAACTGAGTATACCCTACATAGACATCCAGATCAGGCCAGAATACTCCCAGTATTTTAGGCCAAACAATAATAGCAAAAACTGCAGTAATTGCTATAATCCTGCGAGTAATTTGAAATCCTTTGTTTTCATAACGACGAGCAAGATCAGTAGCTTCAGACTGAGCAGCAAGACCTTTAATTGCTCTGTCAAAAGCCTGTTGCTTTGCTTGCATACTTTGTGACCAAATAGATAGTAAGCCAGACAGTAAGCCTGATCCTATCATGGTAATTAATTCTAAAGGTATAGGCATGTAATTGCTCTTCGCACCACTCGTTAATTATACCATAAAATAATAAAAATTATTATACAGTTAAACTCGCCAGTATGCAACTCGCTTCTGCCTTCGTGGGTTTACATCATCTTCCCAGTCAGGGTCGTCTGGATGTTCTAATCTCCAACTATCTTTGACGTAGTGAATAGCCATAGTCATAGCATCTACTTGGTCATCATGTCTACCGTAAGGAAACATTATCATCTCTTCATACAGTTCTGTTGACCAACCTTTTCCATCGGGTAAAAATACTCTTCCTGACTCAAGCATAGGAGATGCAGAGATAACTCTGCTTACTTTATCTCTGTCAGGAGTATATTCCAATACTGGTAAACCACTACGTCTCATATCCTGTATCAAAGACTGACCACTAGCCTTCTTTTCCACGAGACAAAAATCTGGTTTATGCTTTCTGTATTCTTCTTGTGCTATACGCCTAAGATCAGGATATTCATATCTTCCTCGCTTACTTCCTAACAAAATAAGATTAGAAGCTACATTCTCTTCTCCTGTTTCTGGATTGTCATCATAAAAATAAAATACACCCCATGTCTGAATAACAGAGTAGTCTGCGGTTGTCTTGGTAGAGAATGCTGTATCATATGTTTGAAGAATAAAATCACAACTGGGAGGATCGCTATACTCCCACCAATTAATCCAATCCTTTTTAATCAGACTACCCTCGTCAGGCGTAGGGTTTTGCATATACAGGCTTTCCCAGTACTTAGACCCGTTAGTAGCTCGTATCTCCATCTCGTCCTGTCTTAGAACTTCATCACTTTTCCATTCAGGAAAGTAACTTGTTCCTTCTGGAAGACCTAAAAGCCTACTAGATTTTTCATCTACCCACGCGGGAATACTAATTACTTCCCAGCGCATCTTTGTGTCTACGTCAAACTTTTCCTGTTGCTTAAGTAACCACCCGCATAAATCATCGTAGTGATAACGAGTGTTAATAATAATAATTGCGCCGTTAGGCATAATACGTGTTCTAAGGCCTGAAGGCCACCACTCCTTGATGTATCTCCTTCCTGCATCAGAAAAACTATCTTCTTCTGACATAGCATCATCAAGAATAGCTACGTGTGCGCCACGCCCAGCAATCTGTGATCGTACACCCGCAGCATAGTAACTACCATTGAGGTTTGTCTTCCACTTACCTGCCGCTCGTGCGTCTTGTCTTAGACTTACACCGGGAAACATATCAGAAAACTCTTCAGTATTCACTATGTCTCTTACCGATCTACCAAAGTCACTGGACAGTTGATCCGAGTGGCTGACTGTCAGTATTTCATGGTTAGGGTTTTTACCTATGTACCATGCAGGAAATAACTTGGAACAAATTACTGACTTGCTACTACGTGGAGGTAAAAAGACCATTAACCTTTTGATTTTTCCATCTACTACCTTTTGTAGCTTATCAGACAATACTTCAATGTGCTTACCCATCTGCCAGTCAGAAATAAGCGTAGGTGCAATCATTCTAACAAACGTAAGAAAATCCTTTTCACACTTTAGAGATACTAAATCTCTTAGACCGTTTCTTACTTGTAGCAAAGTAGCATAACGAAACTCCTGCTCTTGTAATGCCTCTTCTTGTCTTGCAGTCAGCTTTTGATTGCTATCTACTTCTTCTTCATTCACCATTCGTTTGCACCATTCGTTGCAC